CTGGCAGGATGCCGCTGAACTGGTCGGCGATGGACTGGTAGCTCGCCGTGCTGCGCGTGATGAGCGCGTACTTGTCGTTCAGCTCGTCCAGGTTGCGGCCCGTGCCGCTCGCGTAGTCCGAGATTGCCAGCATGCCCTTGCGGGCCGTGTCGTAGCCCTTCTGGTCGCCCATCGTCTGCGCGAACGCCGCGCCTGTCTGGTTGATGGACGCCAGGTACTCGTTGGCCGACATGTTGAGGTCCTTGAACGCCTCCTGCGCGTCGGCCATTATCTTCGCCGTGTCGGCCTGGTCGAAAATCTTCTCCACGCCGCCCGACAGCTGCTCGAACTGCGCGTAGCCGTCGAATGCCTGGACGAACGTGTCCGCGAGCGTGCTCGCCGCGCTCGTCGCGACGTTGGAGATGATGTTGCCAAGTGCGACCGCACCGGCCTGCAGGCCGGCCTTCATGCCCCTCGCCAGGCCGTGGCCGGACTTGCCGCCGTCGGACTCGTTCGGCAGGTTCGACCTGACACTCTCCTTGAAGCCCTTGTCAACCTTGGGGACGACCTCGACGAACGCGGTGCCTACTTTGGCCCCCTCAGCCATCATCGACCTCCTTTCGTGGTCTCGATAGCGCCTCCAGCAGCTCGTCCCGGCTCATGACAATCGCGGCGAGCTTCCGGGTGGCGTCCTTCGCGAGCGTGGACGGCCCTATGAGCTTCGGCGGCGCGCCCCGCTTCTTGCGGTCGGCCAGGCCCCATATGAGCCCGCGCTGGTCGTTCAGGATTCCCGCGAGCAGCATCCGCTCGCCCGTCCACCACGCGTCGGGGTCGTGGGCGACGCGCCAGCGGCATCCCGGGGGCAATTGCACGGAAAGGGCCGCGACGAACCCGGGTTCCATGCCCGAGCCCATCGCGGCCCAAAGGTTCAGCCCGTAGACCTCCATGAGGTCGGCCGTCAGCTCGTCCGGGTGTTCCGCGAGCAGCCAGGCGAGCGCAATCAGTTTTTTGGCGTGGCCTCCTGGACGGCCTCGCCGAGGAATTCGTAGATGGCGTTGGCGTCCCCGCCGAGCTTCGCGGCCACCTCGTCGGCGTTGGCCACCACGTGGTCGTAGTAGTCAACAACTTCGAAGAAGCGGTCGGTCTCGGACAGCGACGTGTCGCGCATCCGCTTCATGGCGTGCACGCCCTCCCACGTCTTCGCGTAGGACGTGTCCACCTGCACCTCGATTCCGTCCTTCTCGACGGTCACGATCGGGTTGGGCTTCCTAGCTGCCATTCGCGTATCTCCTTAAGCCGTGAAAACGACGTATTCGGTCATGGTCGTGCCGTTCACCGCAAGGCAGTTGAACGTGCACTCGCGCCCTGCGAAGTCCTGGCCGTTGCCAGCCTGCTCGCCGCGCTCGGTGAGCTGCGCGCGGCAGGTGTAGCGGACGACCGCGCCCTCGAACGGGACGGCCTCGATGACCAGGTGCACGGGGCTCATGGTGCGCCCGTGGTGGCGGATGGTGAGGTTGCCCGTGGTCTGGGCCACGTCCACCGCGCCATCGCCCCACATGAGCTTCGCGACTTCCTCGTTGCACTCGACGGGCGTGAAAGCGATTTGCTCGGTGTACTCCGTGCGCGTGTTGCGCACCTCGACGCGGCCCTCCCAGACGCGCTGCGCGTTGTTGGAGGAATCCTCGGAGATGGTGATGCCGTCGTCGGAGGTGAAGCCCAGGCACTTGTAATCCTGGGCGAGCGCGGTCGTGCCGTCGGTTGGCAGCGCGACCGTGGTCGGGGCGACGAAAATCGCGCCGGTTACCGCACCTTCGAGCACGGCGACCTTGGTTGCATCAGGGGTAGCCATAATCGGCCTCCTATCTGTCTAGTGGTTAGATTGCGAGCTGCGCGCTCGCGTCCAGGACGAGCTGCTGGCACGGCGTGCCGGTGAACTCGTCGGGAATCGGGTACGGCCCGGTGATTCCGGTGAATGCGTGGATGCCCGTGGGCTTGCGCCCGAGCGCGGCGGCGTTGCGTATTTCCAGCGCCATCTCCTCGGCGCGGGCGTAGGTCTTCGCCCACGTGCGGATGGCGAACGTCGGGTGGTCCACCTTGCCGTCAACCGTTCCGCCCGTGCGCTCCACGGTCACGAACTCGGCGGGGGCTTCGGCGGGCACGACGGTCGATGCGCGGTATCCCTGCGCGGACAGCCACACGATTACCGCCTCAAGTGCGCTGTATGCCATGTCAGCCCCTCGCTTTCAGCAGCGTGTTGTTGAGCGCGTTGTCCTTCATGGCGGCGTAGTTGCCCGTGTAGGCCAGGCCGACCGGGATGGCGGGCTTGCGCTTCGATTCGCCGAGCGCGGACGCGTACTTCGGCTGCGTGTTGCCGACAGCCGGCGACTTGTGGTCGCGGTGGTAAAGCCCCGTGCGGAACCCCGCGGACAGCGCGTTCGCGCGCGCGGCGGTCGCGTCGGTGGCCTTGGCGACGGCCATGCGGACGTTCTGCATGTTCGCCACGTCCTCGACCATCGTCTTGCTCCACATGATCCTCGTCCTAGCCATCTGCCGCCTCCAGGTTCACGGGCATGTGCCACCTCGTCGGCGTGTTCGCGTCCATGTACGGGCGCGGGTCTCCCTTCACGCGGTAGCCCTTCGCGTTTGCCCACGGCTCCGGCAGCACGACCGTGCAGCCGCGCAGCGATGCCGTGAAGCCCTTCGGGAAGTGCAGCGTGTAGGCAAGCGTCACGCCCTCGGCGCGAGCCGCCTCCATGTCGTCTGTGGTCGGCGCTGTGATTAGCACGTCGTCCACCGTCGCGGTGGTCGGCTCGCCGGGGACGCGGTTGCCCAGCCTGTCCACGGTCGGCTCGCCCGGTGTTATGACCGTGACCGTCGCGCCGCTAATCATCGTCTGGCTCCAATCGCCCGAACGACGGCCTCGCCATGCCCAGCTTGCCGCCGCCGAACCCCAGCATGCGCCGCTCCTGCTTCGTCAGGTAGAGGTCGCCAGCCGGGTTCGAGTACGTCCACTGCTGCTGGTAGCTGCCAGCCGTCATGCTGGCCTGCGTCACGCCGTACATCTCGTTCGCCATCGGCGACATGGCACGGCGGACAGCCGAGCACGACACGGCGAGCGCCGCGCCCTGGCTCGACGGTTCCCCGTACGAGTCGATGAGCGCGGCCGCGTCGTCGAGCAGCACCGCCGCGACGGCCTGCTCGGATTCTGCCAGGTCTCTCCACCTCGCCTCGAGGTCTGCGACCGTCGCGTATACCATCTACTGCTCCTTCGGTTTCGCCGCGCGCTTTGGCGCGGGCTTCTTCTTCTGCCCTGCTTCCACGTAGCCGCGCTCGGCCAGCTGCCTGATTCGCAGCTCGGTGCCCTCGTAGGTCTCGCCGACCTCGTAGGTCCTGTGCTCGCGCACGCCGTGGAACCGGACCTTCACCTTCGTCGTCGCCATGATTAGGCGTCCGGGGTGAACGTGAACTTGCCGATGTAATCGGTGTTCTCAGCGATGAGCTGCAGGCCCGTCATGACGTTCGTCTCGGCGGACGCATGGTCGTACGCGCCCTTGTGTGCGACTCCGATGAGGCCGTTGGACTCGGTCTGGTAGACCAGGCCGCCCTGGGACAGCTCGGCGAAGTCGATGCCGTAGGCGTGGATGTTTGCCGCGCTGGTGGCATAGGCGGTGCCGCTCGCGACCTTGTTGGTCACGAAGATGTTCTGCACGCCCAGGAAATTCTGGATGTAGGTCATGCCGAACGCGGTCTGCGTGGAGATGGCGGCGTTCGCGAGGTAAGCCGCGATGTCCTGGCGGTTGACGAAGTGGACGAGCGCGGCGTCGGTCTCGTCGCCGTTGGTCTCCATGTTGTCGAGCACCTTGGCGTCCATGAGGGCCAAGCACTCCTGCAGGCCGGCGACGGTCGCAGTGCCCTGGGTGGCGGTGCCGGTGGCCAGGGTGGTGAAGAACTGGGCGATGATCTGCGCGCGGATTTGTGCGAGCATCTTGTTGTCCGTCGCGATGACGGCCTTCTCGTAGCCGTCCTGGAGGATGGCCTTGGCGGTGGTCATCTTGCGGTACGGGACCGGGGACAGGTCGCCGATGGGGGTGCGCGTCACGGTGTACTTGGACAGCGCGACCTCATCGCCCTCGACGTAGGCGGTGCCGGAGCTGGAATCGGCCCCGGCGGCGTTGTTCAGCGCACCGCTCACGGTGTACTGGTACAGGGCGACGCCCGCGGCGCGCTTGGACACCCCGAAGATGCCCATCAGCTCGGCGAGGCGGTCGAACTCGCCCTTGAAGTTCTGGATGAACTCCTGGGACAGCGCCGCGTCGATATCGGCGGCGGTGATGATGTTGGTCGGTGCAGCCATTGTCTGCTCTCCTTACTTGTAGAGGTCTTGGTGCTGTGCTCGCAGCCGCACGCGCTCCACGGGGTCCTTGACCGCCTCGATGGATTCGCGCGTGATGGTCGGCGGTGTCGATTCGCCGCCGTCCGGAACGCTGCCGTACTTCGGCGCGTTCGCCAGCTGCTGCTTGAGGAACAGCGCGTTCTCGTCCACGTCGCCCGACATGCGGGCCAGCAGCGCGGCATCCACGCCATGCTCGGATGCGGCCTTCGCCACGGCATCCGCATGGGCCTTGTCGGCTTCCAGCTTGTCTAGGCGCGCCTTGAGGGCGTCGCGTTCCTCGACCGCCTTCTCGAGGTCGCTCTTCGCGGCTTCCTGCGCTGCGTCGTACTGCTGCGCCTTGCCCTTCAGCTCCTCGTAGTCGGCGTACTTCGCGCGCTCGCGCTTGAGGCGGTCGCCGATGATGGCGTCCATCTCCGCTTGCGTGAACGTGCGCTCGGGTTCCGCAGGTGCGCCCTGCGTAGCGTTGGGGTCCACCGGGTTCGGTGTCGGTTCGGGCATGCTTGCCCCTTTCCCGGCCTTTGGCCGTCGTCATTTCCGCGGGAAGCCCCCGCGTGGGCATTAAAAAAGCGCCCCGTGGGACGCTTGATTAATCGTTGTTATCTGCTTGCTCTTGCTGTGCTGCGTATAGTTCGCGCCGTCGTGCGTTTCGGGCTTCGGCGAATTCGGGCGTGTAATCAGCACGGCGCATCGCGTTAATCTTGTCTTGCGAGTTGCCGCCCTTGCCAGCTGCTAGGTATTCGGCTTCGAGAGCATCTGGGTCGTAACCGTCGATTTCGAGCGATTCCCCAGGCGGCTTTACGACGAACTGGCAATCGCATCCATCGTGGATATGTTCGGCATGGTTGCCTGCTTTAATGCTTTTTGATGCGTGCTGCCATCCGTTGCTCCCAAGCGCTCGGCAAAACGCGCACGTGTCGCCGATGCACACCCATGCCCACATCGCGCCATCGCGGTTGGCTGCGTTGCGCATCGTCTCGATGCCTGCACGCTTGACGTGTCCAGCGGCTACGCCACTGGTGAGCGCACGGGCAGCATCTATGCTGAGCGCCTTGAAAGCGGCCGCTGCCACATCTTCGGCGACAAACGACGGAACGGGCGCGACAACCTCGACGGGCATCACGCTAACGCCGTATGCAAGCATCATCTCCTCGTAGAATCCAGCGGATAGCGTGGCGTCGGCGATTCCGTACACGTTCGCGATGTCCACCGCCTTCTCTGCCAGCATGGCGACGGCTGCATTGTCGTTCTCGCCCCATGGCAACGTGTCGAAGAACGCCACTAGCTCATCGCGTGCCGCCGCCTGGATGCGTGCGTGCGCGTCAACGTACTCGCGCCACGCTTTCGCGCTTATGCGCTTCACGCGAGAACCCTATCCAGGATGCCAGCGCCCATGTTGCGCCGCATCTGCGCCATGATTCGCGCGATGGTCGGCTTGTCGAAGCCCTGCATCTCCCAGAACACCTCCGTCTGCGCGAAGCCCTCGGCGGTCGCGGCGATTTTGGTCGCAGCGTCCGCGGTCGCGGCGAGCGACGGCATGGACGGCGGCAGGAAGTGCGCCATTATGTCCATGTCCTCGGGCTGCAGCTCGGCGAGCGAGCGGTTCCGCTTGATTGCCAGCGCCATGAGCGCCACGTCGCGCAGCTCGTCGGCGTTGAACGAGTTGAGGTCTTCCGCGCGGCGGATGAGCTTGTCGTTCTGCGCCGTGAGCGCGTCCGCGCTCGTCGGGTTCGCGTCGTTCACCACGCCCGTGTCAGTCACGGACAGCGATGAAGTCGCCGCGAACTGCGTGGAGAGCATGCGCAGCATGTCCACGTGGGGCTGCAGGGTACCCTGCGCGAGCTGCCCGTACTGCGGGACGGTGCCCGTCTCCGGGTCGATGGTGCCGAGCATCATGGAGTCCACGTACTTCGCGAACTTCGAGTCGATGAGCGCGTCGTACTGCGCGTCAGACACGCCCATGAGGTACTTCTGCGGCGACGTGGAGAACTCCAGGCCGATGGTCGCGAGCGTCATGGTGCGGATGTAGCCGCGCGTGAGCGAGCGCACGGAACGCGTGATTCGGCTCGTGCCGAGCGGCTGGCTGTTGGTGGGGTGGTTGCGCATGACCGTGGCCATGCAGCGCCCCAGGCCGTTCTCGGCGCGCCGTGCGTGCCACGTGTTGCCGACGCGGGTCAGAACCCACGTCGCGTCGTCGGTGTAGAGGTTGACCACGCGCGGGCGTACCTGCTTGTTCGCCACCCGCTCCAGGTCAATCAGGGCGAACGCGGCGTCGATTCGCTGCAGCTGCCCGTTCCACCGCGCCGCGCTCGACTCGAACGTGTGGAAGCGCACCGAGCAGCCGATAATCGGGTTTGCCGCGAGCGTGACCAGGATGCCGCCGTGCTTCAGCTCGTCGATGACGCTCATGCTGTAGGAACTCACCAGGCGGTTATCCCGCACAATCGCGTCCAGCTCGGGCACGCTCTCCCCCGTCGCGCTCACGAAGCCGTCGAAGCGGCTGCGGTCGGCGAGCGCTGTGACGGCCTTCTCGGGCCAGCAGCAAGCCATCTCGAAATTGCGGAGGTCCTGCGGCAGCGCTATGCCCAGGTTGCACTCCCCAGCCGTCACGCGCTGGTCGTAGTAGCGCGTCTTGCCCACGTTCGCGGCCATGTGCGCCGCGTGGATTTGCACCAGCTCGTCGATGATGGCACGCTCGGCGGCGGGAAGCCCTTCCGCCTTCGCGATGCCGTCGAATCCGTACGTCATCCTATCCTCTGCTTCCTCTCGGGGTTGCGTTTAGAGTTGAGTGCCCCCCATAGCGCGAGCGATGCCGCGTCTATCGGTATGGGGTTCTCACCTCCGAACCCCCAGCCCCCGGAGGAGCCGATTTTGCGCCGCGTGGACGTGACGGCGCTGTCAAGCAGGTCGGCCTGCGGCCTGTACCACTCGAGCGTCCGCTCGTTCACCATGTCCACGAGCGCGGTGTTCGCAGCCACCACCTGCGCGGCGGTGGGCGTGACGATGTAGTTCACGGGCATCCTGCCCAGCTTCTCCACGAGCGCCTGGGAGCCGGCCTTGCCGTCTATCACGCAGCAGCATCCCCTCCCGGTGCGCGCGGCTATCCACTCGGCGAGCCATCCGAGCCCCATGCCCATCGGCTCGCGGCGTATCTGCTCGACGTACGCCTTGCCGTCGTGCAGGCGCGCGGCGCATAGGCAGACCTCGGAGCCGTCCACGGCGAACTTCACGCCGTAAGCGACCTTGCCGCCCGTCGGCGCGTTGTCCACGGCCAGTGACTCGAACACGCTGGCGGGGATTGCGAAGTCAGGCAGGCCGGCGGTCGGCGCCCACCAGCCAAGCCTCTCGCGCGCGAATCCGTCCTTCGTCATCGTGTCGTGCTCGTCTTTTACGGTGGACTCGCGCATGCGCCGCCCCATGGCGGGGTTGCACGCGTACCACAAGTCCACGTCATCGATGTCAATGTCATCCAGCTTCTCGCCCTGCGCGCCCCATTCGAGCCACCAGATGTCGGACTCGCCTGCATGCACGCGGTCGTGCATCTCACGGAAGACCGTGCCCTGGCACTCGGTGCCGGGCACCGTGCCGATGTAAATCTTCTGCGGCTCGCTGCCGCCATCGGCAATCTCGCCAGCAGCGGAGACCGTGGGGAGCAGCGCGTCCTGCTGCGCGGGTGTCAGCTCCTGCGCCTCGTCCAGGATGATGATGTCGTAGGTGCCGCCCCGCCCGCCGCTGTTGGGGCGGGTCTGGAACTCGATGCCGCC